GCACCCCACCTATTGTAAAAAGTAACCTTTACGGATTCGTGTTTAGTACAATTCAAGTCCTCTATTAGAATCGTAAACATTTTAGTAATTACAGTCTGTCCCGATTGATACCTAAAGAGTTCTACTTTGTTAAAGGTTGAACCTACATTAATGTATTTTATTTTACTTGATGAACTACTAGAGGTTGATATGTCTACATCATCACTTACTAAAACACCATTTAAAAAAGTATCGTAAACCGCACCATCTTCATCTATGTCTAGTTGGTCTGTGTTTACGGGTATGCGTATAGACCCATCACTAGGTTTATATATCGTTATTTCAGAATCCGTATCTGTTCTATCCGTTAATAGTACAAATTGTTCTGATAGGTAGTTTATGCCTTCATTAAATAAATTGTATCCATCAAAGGCTAATAGAAATTGTGTTTGTGGACTACCTATTTGTGTTCCGTTTGATTGATATAAATCTGCATTTAGATAGACCCATACAGGTTCATTGTCATACGTGCCATCAAACTCGGTTTCTATGTAATCCCTTACAAGTTCGCTTATCTCAAATACTACATAGTTAGTCGTTCCCGTTTCGTACTTTTTCAGAGAATACACCGAACTAGGTATAACCGTTTTAGTACCCGTGTAAATACTTATATCAAGTTCTACGTAATTTAGATTCGTATCGCTATACTTCTTGTAAAAAGGACTTCTTACATTTATTTTAGTCTCGCTCATTCTGTTGTGTATTGTAAAAATTCATCTATGTCTAATGCAAATGCTTTTATAACTTCTTCTGGTAGATTCATAAACGCCTTCTCAAAAGGTTTAGTAAAAAACAGTGTAGCCTTTGTACCCTTTTGATATAGACTTGTAGCTATTGCATATTTTAAACTCTGTCTTGTTATAAATCTTCCCTTTTCGTCTCGTATTCCTTTTATGCCTTTCTTGATTACCCACTTATCTAAACTCTTTGGTGGTATCATCTTATACCTACCCGTAAACTTAAAAGGACTATTTCTACTCTCTGGGTATGTACTCTTACTACCCTTTACACCTTCGTCTACAAACTTTCCGTAGTCCATCATATAGAACTCCATAAAAACAGAATTAGGCATAACCTTTAAGTCATACCCTAAACTACCGTACAAGTCTCCTGTAGCGTTTATTTTGTTCTTGGTAAGGTTTGTCCTTGATTGTTGGATTACGTACTTACCAAACTTGTTGAGTTCATCTTTTACATTATCTAGCATACATCTACATCGTTTTCTATTATAATATCAAACGTCCCTACAACACCCGCTACTTGGTTCTCAAATCTATCCGTAAAAGGTTCTATACTTACATCTCCTTCTACTTGAAATTTATCTCTGTATAGGTTGCCTATTCGCATCTTCTGTATTGCTTTATTTAGTACCGCTAGTTGAGTGTTTAGTACATCTTGTTCGTTGCTTCTTTCGTACCCGTCATCTTCTTCTTTAGTTATATCTACTATGTCCATCGCTATAATGCTTATGTTGAATCGTAAGACCTGTTCGTTACTTACAACCGTGTTTAGCATTACGTGGCTTAAAGGGTAGATGGTTTGTTTATCTAGGTCTATTTGTGTGATGTCTCCATAAGTAACCTTATTTACATCTATGTCTGCTTCTAGGACTTCTTTTATTTTTTCTAATACTCTGTATAATCCGTTCATCTATATTTTTTCTTTAGTTCTTGTGCTTCTACTTCTGACCGCTCTTTTTCAAAACTTAAAAGGGTTAGACATTGGTGTATGTTTAATTCAGTAATATGTTCAAATCGTCTAATGTCTCCTTGAGCGAGTTGATATATTGATTGATACCAACCCCACTTCTGTCCGAATTGAGATACTGCACTATACGACTCTCCTCCTCCTGCTCTAAAAAGTCCGTCATAAGTCTGGACAAGTCTATCCCTAAACGATAAAAAAAAAGCAAGGAAGATATAACCGCATCTAAAGGCATATCCCGTAAGTGTTCTGCATCTACTACGTCGTAGTCTACTATATTGTATCGTTCTCCGTATTTGTCTTTTATGGGTCTGTATAGCACCGACATCGCTTTATGCATATTAGACCAATCTCCTAGAAAGGTGTCTAGGTCTATGTACTCTCCGAAACTCATATCTTCAAGGTTAGGTATAAAACCGTATTCTTGTCCCTTTAGAGAGAACTTCTTTACGAGTTGAGGTTGTTGGTTTAATAATTCGTCAAGGTGGCTTATAATCGCTCTAACGTCCTTTATACGCATAGACATCGCTTCGGTTAGTTTTACCCCACAGAATATCTCTAACATCTTCTGCGCTACGAATTGTTCGTTACTTTGTTCTACCCTCAAGAACTTCTGATACTGTCCTAATGTAATCTCGTTTAGAGAATCTGGTACTAATATTTCTAACTTCATATTTATATAACGAAATCTAAAGACGATTTTTAAAATAAAGGCAAAAAAAAAGACTCCCCGAAGAGAGCCTTATCTGACCTAATAGGTCTAACCTAACTAATCTAAAAATGAAAAATCAAATATTGTTGGTTCGTTTAGAGAATAATAAATCTTGTGCTGCTTCAAGACATTCTTGATGCGAAGCGTGTTTGTATACTACTACTTCGTTTTCGTCTTCTACTTGCCAATCTTTTCCTAAAGATGGTCTAACTACAAACATTCTATTAGGGTGTACTTCTAGCACCCATTCTTCTCTACCTGTGTTGTCGTTTCTAGTAATTCTTTGTTCTGTCATAATCTTTGTTTTAAGGGCTACCGAAGTAGCCCGTTTAGTTAATGTTTTTTTTAGTTTTTTTGCAATTTAATTTTATCTATTTTTTTCTCTAAAAATACTAAATCCCTAAAGGCTTGTTTTTCGTTGTCGGGATGACCACCTAAATACTTGCTAAATTGTTCTTTGTAGTATGGTAACATCTCCTCTAACTCGTTTAAAGTTCTTCCCATAAACTTTCTTCTGTAATCGTATTTGTTCATTGTCTTTATTTTTGTTTATTCAAATATAACACTTATTCACAATCTACCAAAATTTTATCAACTTTTTTTTATCTAACTGCATAGCTTCCATAATTAGGGTTCTTGAGTTGGTAGGTTATAGCGTACCTCGCTGCATCTATCAAGTGGTCAAATCCGTTGTCCTTTGGTGTGTTGCTTTTTGTATCTAACCAGACGTAGTTGTTTAGTTCTTTGATTAGGTTCTTGCTATTAGGGTCTACTATTAAATCGTAGTCTTGCATTATGGTTATTCCTTCGGCTACGGTTGTCTTTTTTATTCCTTTTATGTTTAGGTCTGATTTTAGTTCTGTGATTAGTCTTTTCTCTGCCGAGTCAGCTATGATTAAACTTCTATTAGCGTATTGCCTATTTAAAGCACGTATCTCGCTAGTTGTTAGGTTGTACTTATAGAAACACTCCTTTAGGTATATTCGTTTGTTAGAAGTGTCTATAGATACCTCTACGAGCGTGGTGGGGTCTGTCATACCATAATCCTGCCCAAAGATACTCTGACCTTGAAAATCTCCTAGTGTCCAATTCTGGAATATAACACCCTCTGCTTTGTTCAACCAACCCCCTAGCATAATATGGCTATACCTTTCGGGTCTTCGTTGTTTCATTACGTTAGCCTGTTGTAAGAAAGAATCTGATAGGTGTTTTATGTTGTCCTTGTATGTGGTGTGTATGTAAGTAGTGTCGTTCTTGGTTAGGTTGCTTCCCTCCTTTACTCCTTTGTCCTCAAAGAATCTCCTGTATACGAAGTGTTCTTTAGTTGCAGGGTTCATTATCAAAAACACTCTATTGGGTAAGTCTTTGTGTCTTATAGAAAGGTCTATCTTGTCAAATATAGATTCGTCTGTTAGTTCTTCCGCTTCGTCTAGCACCCACGTAGAAACACCTTGTAAGGATTTAAGATTAGCCGTTTGGTCTCCGCTACTCGTTTTGATACCCCTAAATAATATCTTACTACCCGATTGTACGTTTATGATTTCGTCCTTTGTAATGTAGAACATACTTCTTAAATCAAGTAGGTCTATCTTTTCTAGAAACTCTGGTATGATGGAAATGTGAGCGGACTTTAAAGTGTATCTCGTAAATAAGATTGTATGTCCTTCCTCTAGGGTTAAAAGAAGTATAAGGGTAGTGATGTTAAAACTCTTACCGCTACCCCTACCTCCCGTAATAATCGTATACCTAGATTCTGATTGTGGGATTAGTTTGTATTGGCTTTGTAACTCAATCAAATTTTACCAAGTCCTTAAAACTCAAATTAAGACCGTTAGAGGTTACATCTATGCTTTCTTTTGGTTTACCATACCTGTAGTTAAAATAGAGTTGTAACGCTCTCATATCTCCATCCATTATTCTGTTTTGGAGTATCTCTATAGCTTCGTCCTTATCTATAATCGCATCTAGTCGCTCTATAAGTTTACCCTCTACGTCTTTAGGCTTTCTACCTGCTTTACCTTTTGTGGAGTGTCCTCCGTTGTTTTTTCTTCCGTCCATTTAATTTAGATTAACTAATTAATTCTATAGTAGGTAATAAGATTCCTTTAGAAGTGTTGTTATCCCCTCCTAAAACGTCTCTATCTGTCCCTACGTGGTTTCTACACATTTTCTTTAATTTACTTGTCTTGACTAATACAAAGCAATCTTCAGCCGTTTTAATAGCCCAATAGGATGCTTTTGTTTTTGCTATGCCACTAGGTTTGTTTCTTGATTCGTATTCTATAAAAACGTTTCCCGTTCTACTAGAGTGTTTAGAATCGTCTTTTACTTCTATCGTTTTATCTGATAGTATTTGTCCTAGTTCGTTCTCTGTAAGTTGCCCTAGTGCTAAATCATATTTAAAGTCAGAGTTGTACTGCATATCTATATAACGAAAAAAAAGTTACATTTTAACAATCCCGTAGCTTTTTCCTCTTTGCATCTTCATTACTAGAGTTTCATATCCTATCTTATAGAACTGTGATACTTCGGTAAGGTGTTTAAAGAATCGTTTCTCTTTAGTAGAATAAAATGTGCATCTACCTTTGTGTCGGTCTCTTGATTCTTCGTTATCGTTCTCTAGGAAGTCTAACATATCATCTATGTACACCTTGAAGTGTTCGCTCTTTACTCTTTTCTTCCACTCTTTGTACTCTTGTATGGTGTTTTCTTTTAACTCTGGTGTCATATTGTGTTAGGTACTTTACTAGTTTGTTTAATTCTCTTTCGTTTAATTTGTTTAGGTTGTCTTTTGCGTAATTTAAGTTTACTTGTCGTTCCCCGTGTTCTATCAGATTATCTATGATGTCGTTAAACTTTGGGTTGTATTTTAGTCGTATCTCAAAGTCCCTTAATGAATGTAACACCGTTGCGTGGTCTTTTGCAACTCCATACTTACCACATAACTTTCCTATCCTTGTTAAACTATATTTAAAGTGTTCCCTTAATATAAAATAAAATAAGGCTCTACCATCTACGTATTCTCTTTTGCGAGTGTTTCTAAATATATCTATTCCTAGTGTATCGTTTATCTTGTTTTTAATGTTGTCTTCTATCATATTTTTATAATCTTATCTTTAATATATTCTCCTAATATATATGTTTTGTTTTGTCCTTTAGGATAATCTTTTACTTGGTATCTCAAATTATTTCTTGCTATTTTCTTGAATCTTTTATTACCACAGAAGTAAATGTATCTGTGTTTAGAGGTTCTTATCTTCCTAAATTCTTCTATTGCATTTTTATCATAATGTCTGGAGTGCTTACCATTTGGAACATACTTGTCAGTTCTTTGTTTTGTAGCACCAGTATAAATAAAATTAGTTGCTTGATAAATATAGCCATTATGATTTGCTCCAGTATCTGCATAAGAAACTATTATAAAATCACCTAAACTATTTAAACACATAGAAACGAATTTAGATAACATTATATCTTTTAAGCCATCAGCACAAAGCCTATTAAGTTCTAATACTTTTGAACTAAAATCCTTACCACAAACACCTATACACAACTGATTAGAAGCGGGTTTACCAAAAGTACAAACTGCAACAAGATTACCATCTTGATAATACCCAAAAGCGTACATTATATTAGGTGTTCTACCAGAATAATGTCTGGGTAAAAGAAACTCTTTCGCATCTTTGTACTTTATTTTACTAAAACC